CGTAGGCCCGAGGATGGTCCGATTCTTTGGCGAGTTCCAGTATTCCTTCCACTGCATCCGTTCCTCTTTCGACCAAATTGTAAAAGTTTTGTCGCTGGTATTCATAATCTCTCTCCACATGATCAGCATTAGCGTCACCCCAATCTTCTTGGGATGGCGGCATCACTTCTTGTTTTTTATTGTCAGTTGAAATTTCTTCTACTATACCTAATGCTTTATCAATTGTACTATTCATCTTCGCCTGTCACTGGATTAAAGGTTTTTGCATCACTAAAGAAAGATGATACTTCATTGAATCCAAAATCATCATCTGCATCAGCACTAATTGGGTCTGGTGTAACTGTGAGTCTTTGTTCTCTCTTTGGAGATTTATCTGGTAAATCAGCAAACTGATCAGCTTGAACAGTTCTAATAATATTACTGGAAGTAACAGGACCATACAAATAAAATTTACATGTAAAGTTCATTGTATATGTCAATGCTCTTCTTTGTTCAAAATCTCCCTCGTAACTATCCTCATAAGTTATACCATTTAAGATAATTGGGATATCTCTTTTGATACCCATGTCTGCCATATCATTAACAGTGATAGTATAGTCTGGTTGAAAGTAAGGAAGAATTTGTTCTACAATTTGTAGTGCATCATCTGATTGTTTTGCCAAAATATATAATACAACATCCAAGTTGTAAGGCACTGGCATAAACTGGGTATCAAGTGATCTTGTTTTATTTCCTGTATTGACTTTTTTAAATTTTTGTACTCGGTTTAATTTTCTGGTAGAATCATAGGAAAGGTTTTGAATTTCAAAACCAATTCGAGGTAAAGTTACAGCTACCTTACTTGATAAGTCAGCATCCGACCTAAGACGAACTAAAAATTTTTCTCTTGGGCCATAAGCAAGAGGAACTTTCATGGATTGAGTAATATTGCCAGAACTATCCTTACGAACCAATTGAATATTATTAAATGTCGTTCCAAACGCTACGATTATCTTTCGTATTGTTTCGTGATAAAATTGCTGCCCTAACATTATGAACTACTCCCTACGTCACCAAATGGATTTCTTTCTGAGAAATCTAACACAGAATCATCAGCGTCATCAAACAACTCATTTTGTGCTGAAGTATCCACATTACCATCATCAGCTGTGCTTCCATCACCTAATATATAGTCTTCCTGTAATAAGAATTCTTCTGTCTCTGAAAGAAGAACACCGGCAGATGTTGTCATATCACTTGTTTCTAGTGCGACTATTTCGTCACCATCTGTATCTTCAGCATTTTCATATACAATTCTACCAATTTCATTCTCTAAGAATAACGCATCAATTGAAGCAGAATCTTGTTCCATTGTAAATTGTAATGCAAGAGTATCAGTTGATAACCCATCTTCAATCGCATCAATCGCAGAAATGTCTGTATCCAATACTTCAGAACTATAATCAAAGAGGCGACAACGCATCTTGTAAACTGGATTATTATCTAACTGGAAATATGGCTCATCGTGGTCTACAAAATTAATTTGGAATAACTTTGATAGAATTGGATGAAATATTAAGTCTCCCTCTAATGGTCTATCAGAATCAGTCGCTGTTGCTTCTGAAATAATATATCCACTCTCAAAAGATGCTGAAGCTTCAACAGTGGCACTATCGAGAGTTCCATCTTCCAATAAGATAGAACCACTAAGTGTATCTGTGCCACTCTCTATTGTAATCTGTTTAGTCAACTCTTGAAATCTAGTTTTAGCAACAACGAATGTTGCTTCACTTAAATTCTGTAGACCAAACTGATTCATAAGTTCTTTTTCACCACCAAATCCAGCTTCACTATTTTCCATATACATTTCAATCTTTGCTTGAGTGTTGAATTTGGCAAGACCATCTGTTCCAAGAATCGTATCCTCATTTACGAGTGTTCGATCTAGATAGAAAACATCATGCCCATGTATCTGGATTGATTCAATAACCAAATCTCTATACAGATTTTGTTCTGTAGATATGGCTGCGACATTGCTTGTGTGAAACGCTGAATTGACTGCCATGAGTTATCCTATCATATAATCAAGTGGTAACTCGTAAGCTAGTTGAATTTGTTCTTCCAATCTAATGATTTCCTCTTGTGCTTGTTGAAATATTGTATCTCCATTCATTGTTACACCACCCAACATGGTAACACCAGAAAACTTACTAAGGTTTGCTCCCCATTGCCTTTTGATAAGTGCAGTGGCATATCTTTTTAAATAGATATCATCAAATATATCTGTGTAAGATGTTGGGTCAAGTTTCCTGTAAGCTTCGATAACAATAAAGTCTCGATCAGGAGTTACATCATTTTCCCAATCCATATCAATATACAAACGATTTTGATGTTGATTAAATCTTATTGGTGTTTCTCCAACTAAGATATGTTCCAAGTAATCTAGATGTTTCATTGTCATGTCATAATGAATGACTGATTGTGAAGAAAGATCAAACAGGTCATTCAATCTTAACTGATAACGAACATCAAACATATTCGCATTTCCACCTGTATTAGTGAAAGGAAAAACTTGAATAACAGAGACTACTGAGTCTGGAACAGGAATCCAATTATTACCTTCTAACCAATCAGCAGTTACAGTGCTATCAATTTTATCTGTAGCAGTTGCGGTGTCATTTGCTCTTGCTCTTGTAACTTCAGCAGTTGTAATCAAATGCTTTAGATACATTTTCTCAACACCATCATAGTGATATTGAGAAAAATATTGTAATGCTTCATCTATACGATCATCTGCTTGATCATCAGACACATTAATATCAATAACACCAAATCCAAGATTTCTTAGACAGTATGATTTAAATGTAGCTTTTGTTGTTGGTATAGCCATTACTTGTCTACCAATTGTTGCAAGAGACTTTTGATTTCATGTATCTCTGATTTTAAAGTATTTATCTCTCTGGTTGCGTTCCTAATTGTGTCTCGTTGTTCTTCTTCTTCTCGTTGTTTTTCTTTGACATTCTCTGCACGTCTTACTGCTTTTTCATATGCGCTTCTATTTCGATTTATAACAACGCCGGGAACATTAGAGTCTTTAGCTAAATCTGGTTCGCCTTCGACACGTTCGTAATTATCCATTACAATGCCAATGCTAATGCTCTAAAGTCACTAAGTCTTGGTATAGCAGATTGATTAGTGCTTTGCATAACAATTTTAATTGAGAATGAAATAAACTCTGGTAAAGGATCGCCAATACCATCATCAGTCACACCAGCACTATATACATATTCTTGAAAATCCTTAACCCCCAAAGAGGAATTGACAGGCACATCTGATGTTCCAGTAATATTAAAGAATGTGTAAGGTAAATCATCAAAATCTAGAGAATCTTCACTTGACAAAATTTTAAACATTACTTTAATAGTAGCATCAGCTGGCCGGTTGGCAGCAAGCAATATTTTTAATGCAGTTGCAGGGTTTTCTAATATAACTTTTTTAGTTATATAAATCGCAGCATTATTATCCCCTTCGGGTTCCGTTGAGGCAATAAAAGTGAGGTTTGATGCAAGATCAGAAGAATTATCAATTTTATTAATTCTGTTCATTACAGAAATCCAAGACGATCTTTGTAAGTCGATTGCTGGACTTAAATTTGGTCTCATTGTTTGCATATTAATTCTTGTTAAGTATGATTTAAGTCCACCCATTTCGTTTGTTTCATTAATTTGTGAAGCAATCATTTGATTAGTATCAAAAATATAGTTATCATTTATAGGAACTTTTCTTTCATTTGCTACTGATTTTCTACTAAAGGATGTTTCATTACCAGAAACACTTGTTGCAGATGTCGTTCTCACAAAAGCAGTTAGCTTTGTTTGCTCCAAATCTAAAGAACTTATTTGAAGAACACCTACGTTATTGATATGATTTTCTGTAGCAGTAACAACTACACCACCATTCTCAGAAGATGCTCCAGCACCTCCATCAAATGCGGGACTACTAGTAAGAGTTACACCATACGAATCAATATCAGTATTACTAATTGAAGTATGTGTTTTGTTTATTTCTATAAGTGGCACTTTGTGTAATTGATATAATTCTACAACTGAACCAGCAGCATGTGCCACCGCAGTTGTATTATCTTGTGCCCTAGTTAAACTAGAAACTGCCGTAGATGTAATATTTGTGAAAAACATAATTTCATCATTAATCTTAATGTACCAACGAGAAGTGGAATCTATTGTTCCTGCAAATTTTCCAGTGGTATTACCAAAATTTGTACCACTGACTAATGTTAAGGTAGTAGCAACATCGGTTATTCCAGTGCTTAAAGTTGTCCCTAAACTAGATTTAACTCCAGAAATAGTAACATTATTTGAAGTGTTATACATGCCATGATCTTTATGGTTTATTTTTAAAGAAGTATCTGCATGAGAAAATGTTAGAGGATTAGTCAACAAAGTTCTACTTGGCAAAACACTATTGGTGAGAGTTAAATTTCCAAAACCCTCATCATCATCAAGAGTTTTTGTGATCCCGCCCGTTCTTCCATGTTCAAATCTAGCGACTCTAATTGTAAGTTTCATATCTTCCATTGGAGATAATGCCCACGCACGATCATTACTAGATTTAAATAGTGTGCCAACCATTGGTTGTTTATCTACTATTTTCCCACCCAACAAACTTTCTTCTCCCATTCTTGCAATGAACACTTTATATTCTGGAGAATGTGATCCCACCACAATAGCGTATTCAGTGCCTTCTAACAAATATACAGGAGATTCAAATGTAAATGTTGTTGGAACAGAACCAAGGTCTGATGTAGAAACATCTACTGGACTCAATACCTTTCTAGCAAAGACTAGTCTTTTAGGTGTTGGATATCCATTATCTGTTTCTCTAATTTCAACAAATACTGGCAGTTCTTCATCTTTTCCAAAGAAAAACAAATCAACAGAAGTAGCAAATGCGCCACCACGATAATTACCATCCTGTCCTGTCTTGTTTTCTTCCAGTGGAATTTGAAATGTTTGTGCCATTGGTTGAATTGATTTTAATCTAATTGGTTGGACCATTATTTTATCCCTTTGTGTTTTTTCATATCATACTTTTCCAATATACCTTTACTAATCAACCAACCAACAAATATACATGGATATCTACAGAAAAACATATGTATTCGTGATTCTAAAGTTAATGGGCGATTTTTCAATTCTCTTCTGACTCTATCAGTCCTAACTCTAGCAATCCTTCCAAGGATTTTTGCTAATATTAGAGATTTAGGCATTTTTTTAGTCAATGGTCCAGCTATTTTGTGATATCCATCAATTACATATTGTGTATTTGGAAATCTAACATTATCACTTTTATCGTGTCTCATCCAAATAGCATTTCTGAAACTACCAAACCCGTACATTGCATTCATAGCAGTACAAATAACCTTGTCGCCATCGGCATCATCAGCGCCATCATCACCATCCACTTCTTGTTCATATGGCTGACCCGCATTCCGATAATGATATACGGCTGGTGGCGCTGGAGGTGGTGGTGGTGGTCTTAATGCCAAAGATACGTTCTGATATTGATCAAACATTCCAACAGCATAGTATATAGCAAAACCTTCTGATAAAGATTCTCCTGTCTCTATATCCCCAGCCGCCGCAATTAATGGAAATCTCCCAGCTGTTTTATCAGTGTTTATCATTAGGCCTCTAGTTGATTCACTACTAAGTTTAAATTCAATTTCTCCTGTAGGAAATAATGGGTTGCCGGGAAAACTTGGTTCTGGTATAGTAAATACGCCGTCAATTCGTCCAGCATTATCAGTTACCAGTGGATTTGGTTTGATAAATTGTGTTACTAGTTGATTGTTAAAGTATGCAAACAATTTTATTCTTGGTTTAAATCCAGTTCCATTAAATGCAATAGCTTGTGACCGACAGAATGGACGAACACCTTTAGTTGTTATTCGATAACCACTTCCTTGCCTTTCAATATTTGCAATTGCTTTAGTTGAAACTTCAATTCGTTTTCTTTTTGATTCTATTGATCTTACAAATCTATTATTTTCAAAATCATCGCCGGGATCGACCTGTTCAACAACACCTATCCATTGTGATTGCCAAGAATTCCACATAGCACCCAAAACATGATCTGGAGTTGCAGCTGCAAAATCAAAATCGTGAGCAACACTTACAGTAATTGTTGGTCTAATTTCAGTTTCAAACCAATCATCACCAAAAGGAGAAAGTTCAACAACACCATTCCATACAGAATTGGCAAATGGGGAAATTGACTCAATCCTTGTCGCAACATCTTGTTTAAATAAAATTTGTTCTGTATAAGGTAAGGTTATCAAATCACCTGTCTTTTGATAACCAGCAGCAGTTCTTTCATCATCTGTTGTTACTGCTTCTATCAATTCCAAATGTTGCATTCTATGTTTTGGTCTTAGTTCATTATTTTCTGGATCAATAGAAATCTTATAATCAGGATTTCCAATATCACCAGTTCTATGACCAGCAAAATTATCAACCACAAATCCAGATTTAAATCTGTTTAATCCATTCGCATCTGTAACTTCGAGGTCTTGTGCTGATCGTTCTAACAAATTTAATGAAGTGTAATATTCAACATTTTGAACTCTTTTCTCAATTTGACCAATATCTTTCATCGTATATCTTTGATGGCGCTCTCTTCGTATTTGAACCTCTGAGGGAGCAAAAGTAAATGCTGGAACAGATATTTGAGCAATCTTCATCATACTGCTATGTGTTGCAGGTGGAACAGGGACTTCAGCTGATGCACCACGATAAATAGCTACTTTTCCTCTTTCTGATACCTCAATATTAGCAATATAAGATAAGAAGTATTCAAAATCACTTTGTACGAATGAATCTGGTTTTGGTACATCTGACATTGATGCGCCTGTTCCATCATATTGTCTATGGAAGAAATCAAACGAATTACCAGTAACCTCATCTGTGGTTGTGAGAGTCGCAGAAGTTCCAGCAATATCTTCAACTCTAGGTCTAAAATCATATGTATCTTGAAGTGGAAACGAACCTGTTGGCGCTGGCGTATCTGGGTCAATTTTTGATGCTGTATATGTTGGGATATCCTCATAAGTCATTTGATCTGCAATATCAACATAAGAATCAACCGTTATTACATCACCAGCGCCATGTTCAAGGTAATCGTAAATTACTATGACTTTACCTGTTGGAGAACTTACATTGTTTCTTCTAACAATTCTGGATATGTCATAAAAGTTATCTCTCATTCCAGTATCAAGAGTGTAGTTATTCTTAATATCAACAGAACCAATCGCTAGTGCGGTAATAGTTGAAGTTGCAGAAGAAGAAAATCCTGTTATCGTATCAGCAGTACTAAATTCTGTTGTTGTTTCAAGAACATATTCTATAGGACTAGCAACATTAATAATTCGAGCCGTTGCGCCTGTAGCAGAACCTGTTATCAATTCACCTCTTGTAAAGGTGCCAGTTATCGTTCCCAAAGTCAATGATGGAATTGTTACATCTGTGCTAGTATTTTCTGAATCAAATACAGCAACCAATTTAAATACATCTGCTCTACCCAAAGAAATTGTTCTATCAGTAGGACGAGTTCCAAAAGCATCAGTATCACCGGGATTAACTGCTAATTTTTTCATTAGGTTAACAGTCTTACTTTTATGGGCCGCCGATACTCTTAATAAAGTTGCTATAAGTTTAACTTTTGTTCCTGTTGGCAAATTTGTAGCATCTAGGATTGTTATTGAACTTGTTCCCGCACCAGAAAGAGTACTAGAAATTGAAACAATATCTCCTTGAGCGCCACCACCCCCATCTGTAAGAATGGAAAGAGTATAATCCTTTTCGTTGTGAGATGCAAATGTCTCTCCACTACCAGAATTGAAAGTAACACCGGCTGAAGTAGTTGTTCCAATAAACTGTTTTCTGATTGTATATTGAGTATCAGATTCACCTTGATTTAGTGTTGTTAATAATGTTTTAATGACAGGTTTAGATAATCTATATAATAACGCATTTTTTTCTGGTGATTTTATTATAGCAGATAGAGTGTCTCGACCTTCTTGAATAATATTACCAGAACCTGTATCGTCTTCTAATTCAATAGACGAATTAAAATCATCTTCAAGATTAATTTGTGAAAAGATATTTGATGCTTGATCCAGAACAACATCAGCAGTAAAATCTTCTCCAGATGTGGTATCATCCATAAATACTTGTCTAGTATCAGAAAATTGAAAAATATCAACTATTGAAATTGTTAAATCAACATTTCCGCTATCTTCAACAATGTCATCAGTTTCAACTGAGTCTGAAGCAGTTATTTTTTCCCCAGCTGCAAATTCTCCTACAACATTTGTTAAAAGCACAGTTGCTGCACTGGTTCCATCACCGAAAACAAAACCTGTAGCTTTAGATGATACACCTTTAATTTGGACACCACCATCACCATGAGTAGCAATAAGAGTTGGACTTGGTGTACCACTCATTGTAAGTTTAGTGAAAGGTCTTACATCAAATAAGTATAATTTATACACAGCTTCTGTATTTGATGCAGATGCCCCAGCTGTGCCGGAACTATATTCCATGGCTCTTGCTCTTGCAACACCAATATGATTTCCAGCTGCCGAACCTCTAGTTGCGGTTTCAGTATCATACAAATCAATTTGTTTAAATGCAGTGGTTTCTCCACTTATTGGCGAAATATCTGGACTACCATATAAGCTTGTTATGTTAATAAAATTTCCTAATTCAGCAACAGTAACACCAGCATTAACGGTTTCAAAATCCCTCGCTTTAGATATAGTTTTAAAATGTGAATTAAATCGTTCAAATTCATGACCCCTCACATATGCTTTATGGGGAGAAATTTCCAATTGCAACTGATCATTTGCCGCAATAAATTGATCATCAGTTCTTTCACCAGCAAGAAATATTCCGACATTTTCGTTGATTGTAACACTTTCGTGTACCTTGAATTCAAATGGTTTAACTGTATAATCACCAGATTCATCAAAAGTTCTTCTAGCAAAAGTTTGTTCAAGTTCAGCATATTGTGTTTTATTTACTATTGTGTTAATCTGCCCATCTCTAACGTCCATTAATTGAATAAAATTCTTAATACTTTCTGCACTTGACGCAGTATCTCTTGATAATTGTGTTAACGATAATGTAACTTTAAATCTATGTGCGCCTTTAGCAGCAAAGTTGTTAGAACCTGTAGAATTGTCTAAAAGAGTTGTATCTAATTCTGGAGTAATAATTTCCTCTGTGACATTAAAACCAACCAATGTGTTTACATCTGTAGTATAATTATTAAGAACAAAAGTTTCTGATGAATTTTTGACAAAGAAACCTCTAGCATAATAGACACCTTCATTTATTATTACCGAAAGCCCTTTTCTAGAAGCTGGTCCAGTTGGTCCAGATTTCTCTGCTATGGTTGCCGTAGCAGCTAAAGGAGAAGTGAATGCTGTAGCAGATGCAACATTAGTATCATATGATGTGGTGTGTGTTATTCCAGTGTTAGCTTTTATATTTTCACCATCAGCAAATTCAGAAGATATGTTGTCAGTACCATTATCAATATAACTAATATGAAGTAGAGGTTGATCTGTACTAGTTCCAGCAGAAAAACCAGTAACCTTTGCAGTAACACCAGTTGTTTCTCCGGTAAGAATTATCGGACTAGCAGCATTAAAATACTGAGAGGGATCAATAGTTTCTCCAGAAAATGTTGTCACTAATTTTAATGTCTGATGAGGCGCTAAACTTATCTGACCGGGAATAACCATATCACCTTCTATAAAGAGATGATCTCCAGCGCTTGATATTTGTTCTTGAAAATTAGATTGTAATTGCGACAATTCTCTGGCTTGAATAGCAAAGCCGGGTCGAAATAAAATCTTTTTAAAATTATCACCCTCATCAAAATCATCAAAATAAGGTGCAACATTTAAGTCTGTTTGTTCTGCCATTTTAAAATTCCACTATAATTTTTATATCTTCTGTTTGATCTGCGGCTCTAGATATAGGTCTTCGATTTTCTTTATAGATAATATTACCACTATCAGCTGCTAATTCTGGATTAGCATATCCATCTGTAAACGTGATAGTAGATGCGTTAGCAAGAGTAACAGCTGAATCAGCCCCAGCGTCTGGAGTTGCAACCGCACTAGATGAAGCACCAGTAACAGCATTTTCTCCACTAAAAGCAATATAAGCACCTGTTGTGGAGTTAGTTCCAAAGTCTGCATGTCTTTCCTGTTGATAATAAAGAATATCCAAACTAGCATCGAACTCAACAACCTTACCGATTGCAAGGGTTACTGCCTGTGTTATCTTTTCATCAGGAGAGAATGTTCCACTTGGCGAACCCGCTCCACTTGTAGGAAACTTGAGTGCAAAGGTTTGTCTTGCAGTGGATGCTGTTGCGACTGTTGAAGTGCCAAAATTTGTTGGGTCTACAACTAATCCAACATTTCTAAAATCATTTCCAGCAGAAATGTCGTCACCTTCTGCTCCTGTAAGTGTAGTATTCGTCATTACAAAATGAGCGCCTAATTCATTTGTACCATTTGTGCCATGTCCACCTTTGGGCGATATGATAACATCAAATACAGGATCAGTTGTTCCACCAATAGCAGAAGCAGAAGTTAATGCCGCATCTGAAAAAGTAAAACCAGCAGCTATATGAATTGTTCCATAGGTATAACCAGCACCATCATTAGAAATTCCAGAGGTTGTAGTTTCATTTGTTCCAAATGACTGAACCTTACCACTAGATATAACAATCCTGACAACAGCACCACTTGCCGTTCCAGCGTTGGCACCATCTCCCTGCACAGCAGCAAAATAAGTTCCATCAGTGCATCCAGCACCCAGACCTGTTACTTGGAAAGATTCGATTGCTCCATCAGTTGCAGCTGCACTAACAGTACTATCTGTTATTACTGGCATAAAATCTGTTGTTAGAAACTTGGTTGCATTAGCGGCAGTTATTGTATACATATATTTAAGAACATACCCACCACTAGTAAATAAAGATGTGCTTTCTGAAGTAGGTTCCGTCCCACTAAATGCTGATGCTGCTGTAAATTCTCCAGCCGGAATATTACTGATTACTTTATAAATTCTATTTGCAGAGGTTCTAAAATAAAATGTTGAAGTGAAAAGAGATGCTGCACCCGAATCAGCTGTATTAAGAGAACTATAATCATCCTTATACATGTCAAACGAAGTTCCATTTGACCAATCTCGTCTTGATACAACTTGAAGAACATCACCTGATGCAATTTTCTTTGCACCCAACATCTGGTCCCAAAAGTAAAATTCATCAGACACACTATCTGGAGGAGTTGGGGGGGCAGTGTCAGATGCACCAGTTCCATCATTTGTGCTAGAAAACGCTGTTGATTTTCCAATAAACAAATAATAGGCAGAAGGTGCCGCTTCAGTGAAAGATTCAACAAACTGTGAAGCATTGTGTAATTTAAATTTTTCTGTGATGATTGCTACCATTTTCAGTCCCTATATCTTTTATTTATTTATAAGATGTTTCTTTATATTTATAAGTATTTTGATGCGATACAATTAGGTCCAAACTGTCCATCATCAAACCAATCAGATTTTTTCACAAACCCCGCATTCAAATAAGATTTCAGTGATGATTGTCTTGGAACAGTCCAAACCCAACTACCACCATTACTTCTTGCATATTCTAAACAATGTATCAATATCAACTTTGACAATCCTTGTTTCCTATAATCTGGACTAGTCCACAACCCCCTTGATCTATAATATGTAAATATTCCTGTATCAGTTACAAACACGCTATTAACACACACTATACTATCATCATCTTCAATTCCAAAGAATGTTGGACTAGCATTCTTAGCCATCTCTTTGTCTTTACCTAAAAAGTTGTCTGTCCACTTCCATGTCCACTCATTCGTTTTTGCAACTCCATTCTTCTTATTAGGCCACAAATGTGTCTCCCATATAGGTTTTATATCTTCCCATCCTATTTCTTTCACTTCATACATGTATACTATAGTCCTCCCACAGATGTGGTTTATTGAGGGAATGAGTAAAGTGAACAAACTTTATATCTTCATGGAACTCTCCCCCAAGGTAGATATAATCATTTCCTGTTATGTCACTATATTTATTAGTCAACTCAATCTGCCATTTTGACATACTCTTTCCATAGTTTATACTTTCATCTGTTACCCATCTTGTGAACCATGCTTCTGGAAGAGTTATTAATTCAAGTCTCTCTTTTACTGAGTCTTCTACAAAATATTGTTCGCCATTCACTGGTCCTTTAGTTGTTCCGTTTTTAATATAATAATGTTGCCAATGGTGAGGGTCACTCATAAACTTATCAAAAATATATTTACAATCCTTTGGGTAATATTTAAAGAATCCACCATTTATCACATACCCACTTTTTTCTGTATCACGCCACCATCCCGGCATAGCAAGGAATTGTCCATGCTTTACTGGATAATCAAACACCTTTTCGTAATCATTAAATAAAAGAATATCAATGTCCATCACACAGATAGGTTCATCAATATTTAGCTGCATCCCCCACATCTTATTCCATTGTAAAACCACATCCATATCATATGGATTTCTTATCCAAATAAATTCATGGTTGGGTAATTTTTTTTCCAGATATTCTTCATATTCTGGTCCGTATTTGTCACCTATTCTAACTGCTAATATTTTCATGATGCATAAGGAAAAATCATTTTTGATTTTATCATATATAAAGGTTGTACTCCAAAATATTTATTCGGTTTCCAATCACCATTTTCTTTTTCAAACCAAGGAATAAATGCGGCAACAATATGAACTCTTGGTTTAGTTGCTCCACCCGTATCCTTAACTCTATGTTTTATTCTTGTGTTCCACATGTAAGCCTTACCTACCTCTAAATGTTTAGTCAATGTTAGTGAGTTTCCGTATTCATCAGTTCCATCAATTTCCAAAACATAGGACGGTTCTGTAGTCAGTGGGATATTAAATCTTATTGCACACCAAAGAACTTCATCCACATGCCAACTTTGTTCATGGCCGGGATACTCCCACATTACTCTTGATCTTGTTGGAAGTAAATCCACACACTCTAAAAATTTACTGTAGTGTTTGTTAATAACTGGATGAACCGTAGAGAATCCGTATGTGTCATAGTAAGTATCCTTATCATCCTTCCAAGGAGGATTTGGATTATTCAATCGAGAATATGCCCAGTTTAATTCTGGATGACCGAG